CTTGGCGCGCCTGTGCGTGGGATTAATGTTGGCGAGGCTCCTGCGATGGGCAATACTTACATGAACTTACGGGCTGAGCTTTGGTTTAAGACAAAGGGTTGGCTTGAGGATAGGTCGTGCAAGCTTCCGAATGACGATCAATTGCTGGCTGAGTTAACTTCGATACGCTATGCGTTTACGCCGGGCGGCAAGATGAAAGCTGAGAGTAAAGACGACATGCGCAAGCGTGGGTTGAAATCGCCGGATTTAGCTGACGCTTTGTGCTTGACGATGGCATCTGACGCGGCGACGGCTTTATCCGGCGCTATGTCAAGTTGGAAAACTGCAATCAAACGTAATTTGAAAGGTATTGCATGAAGCCTATTCCGTTTTATAAATTATCGCCAAAAATGAAAAATATTCGCATGAATAATTGGATCAAGCAGTATATTGGTCGGGGGTTAGATTTAGAGGATGCGCAGTATGCTGCAAGGTGGCGCGCTGGTCATTGGAAGCTAAATGATAGGATGAAAAAGGTTATGGATGGCTTAGAGGATGTGTGATACGCAGCTTGCGTGGTCATTGCCAAATAAATGTGCTACTGTGCAGAAAAACGAGGACTGTTAAATGGGTATTTTTGATTTTCTTGGCGACTTATCATCCAAGCGCGGCAAGGAACTTGGCCTTGGCGGTTTTAAGTCGCTTTTAGGTACACGCAAAGCAGCGGAAGCTGGGGCGCTTGGCGATGAAATGATGAAGATTACTGGTAATGACAGTTTGCCGGGTTATTTTAATCCAGAAACACGCGAGTATGTGCCTTGGTACGTTGATTTGTTTGACGGCGGCGGGTTGAATTCTGCTGGCGGTGAGGCTGGTCAAATACCAGCGGCTGACACTGGGCTGCTTGGCAATGGTTCTTCGCCGCGTAGAGCTAGCGTTCAAGCACAAGCTGCGCCAGCTTTAGGTAACCCGCTTGACCCGTTTGGCGGCTCTGGACCTAATATACCAGAAAACCCGCTTGACCCGTTTGGCGGCTCTGGAACTCAAGTTGCATCCCCTACACCAGATTTTCAATACGATTATCCTACAAATTTTCCGCCAAGTAATCCAAATAATAATTTGTCTGACATGGAAAGATTAAACCGTATGCCGGGCGTTGACACTCGCAATATGGGTGGCTCTTCTGGTTACGGTCAGACTGGAATAAGCCCAATGCAAAATGATCCAACTTCTGATCCAGAATACCAAGAATTTGTTCGGTATTTAACAAAAGATGGCGGTTTTGAGCGTGAGCTACAAGACCCTGAATGGCTTATGCGTACATTTAAAATGGGCAAGGCAAGAGGTAAGCTTTAACTAATGGCAATCACAACATACGCAGAGCTGCAAACCAGCATAACCAACTGGCTTAACCGTGATGACTTAACAGCGGTTACTCCTGATTTTATTTCTTTGACTGAAGCCAGCATTAATCGTGACTTGCGGCATTACAAGATGATTAACCGCGTGGATGCTACGCTGGATAGTCGTTATGTGCAGATGCCAACTGATTGGATGGAGACTGTGCGATTTAGCATTACTTCAGGCAATACATATAGGATTGAGTTAATTTCTCGCGATGATATGCTTGAGTATCGTCAAAACACGGCGGATGTGTCTGGTAGGCCGCGTTTTTACGCAAACATTGGCGATACAATTGAAGTCTTTCCAACGCCTGATGCTGAATACCAAATGCAGCTTCAGTATTACGCTAAGACGCCAGCTTTAAGTAATACAAATGCGTCCAACTGGCTTTTGACTGATGCGCCTGATATTTACCTGTATGGCGCACTGGTTCAGTCTGCTCCTTACTTGAACGATGACGCTAGAATTCAAACATGGGCGGCGCTTTATCAATCTGTACTTGATTCATTGCAAAAGGCTTCGGATGACACTAGATTTGCGGGTTCTGGTCTTCGTATGCGCGTCACTAGCTATTAACTTAAAAGTGGTGTAAGTTGCCACCAGATATATCTAACGGAGAAATCCATGTCACTAACAAACGCTTTTGAGACAAGCACTCTCAAATATTTATTAACTACAGATACTGTCACCCGGCCTACGGCTTGGTACATTGGTCTTTTTACGTCTGACCCAACAGATACTGGCGTGGCTGGCACAGAAGTGTCTGGCAGCGGCTATGCTCGCACTGCTGCTACATTTTCAGTCACTGGCAACACGGCGTCTAATACTGCTGGCATTGAATTCCCTGCTGCCTCTGGCGGCGCTTGGGGTACAGTAGGTTGGATTGGCATTATGGATGCTTCTTCTGGTGGTAACATGATTATTCATGCTGCTTTAACAACAGCAAAAGCTATTGCAGATGGCGATGTGTTCCGCATTCCAACTGGCGACCTTGATGTGACGCTCGACTAATGACTCTTCGAACTGGATACGGCACTGGTTTATTTTCGGCGGCTAAATATGGTTTGCCGCAAGTGTATGAAGGTGCTGTTTCTGCGGTTATTACGTCTGGAGTGTCTGCATCTGCGCGGCGTTTGCAAAACAGCTCTGTTAGCGATAGTATTTCAAGCACTACTACTTCTGCTGGGATACTAATTAAAAGCGGCGCAGTATTGGACAGCATTACAACGTCTGTTTCGGTAATTGGATACACGACAATTGTTGGCAATGTTTCCGATACGATTACTAGCGGCGTAAACTTATACTGGAACCGAATTAAATCGTTTGCTGCCAGTGACAATGTGCAAGTTGGCACTTCTGTCAATTCGCGTTATAAATGGACCAACTCGCCAGAACCCACTACAAGTTGGACTGAGGCAGATTATTTGGAAAGGGCCGCGTAATGGCTGATGGAACTACAACAAATTATAGCTGGACTCAGCCTGAAGTTGGCGCAAGTGCTGACACTTGGGGGACCAAACTAAACACAAATTGGGGAAGCGTTGACACATTACTTGGCGGCGTAACTAACACTGAGTTTTTGATTCTTGATGGTGCGACTATCACAACTGCTGAGCTTAATTATGTCTCAGGGGTCACTAGCGCAATCCAAACTCAAATTAACGCAAAGGTTGGCGCAGCTTACACCGGCAACGTAGACATCACTGGCGAGTTTATAGCTGATAGCTATAACGAGTCCTATGCAGCAGTGACCTCAACTGCCAACGCCACTACAATCAACTGCGAGACAGGCAACACGTTCAGCCACACACTAACAGAAGACACCACGTTCACATTTAGCAATCCACCAGCATCAGGCACGGGATATTCGTTTACCCTGAAGATAGTGCAAGACAGCACTGCCAGAACAATCACATGGCCTGCTTCGGTTGACTGGGCTGCGGCTACTGCTCCGACTATCTCAACTGGTTCTGGTGAGGTTGACGTGTTTGTGTTCTTTACTACGGACGGCGGGACAACTTTTTATGGCTTTACTGCGGGACAGGTTCTGTCATGAGTTCTGCCGCAAGAAAGCTCATGTCGGCTTCTGGTGGCGGTGGTGGCGGTGATCCTGCTAAAGCTATTGCTGTGGCTCATACAAGCTTTCCGTATGTTACCGCATACTCGTGGGACGTTGATAGTGGCTTTGGTGGTAAGTTTACTAATCCATCTACCTTACCTACTGGTAATGGCTATGGTGTATCCTTCAGTCCTGATAGCTCAGCTATAGCTGTAGCTCATTTCGGTAGCCCTTTCGTCTCAGCCTACCCTTGGTCAGGTTCTGGCTTTGGGACTAAGTTTTCCAATCCAGCTACCTTACCTTATTCCACTGGCAATGGAGTATCCTTTAGCCCTGATGGCTCAGCTATAGCTGTAGCTCATACCGGCAGCCCTTACGTCGCAGCCTACCCTTGGTCAGGTTCTGGCTTTGGTACTAAGTATGCTAACCCAGCTACCGTACCTACTGGCACTGGCTTTGGAGTATCCTTTAGCCCTGATGGCTCAGCTATAGCTGTAGCTCATTCTTCTAGCCTTTACGTCGCAGCCTACCCTTGGTCAGGTTCAGGTTTTGGTACTAAGTTTTCTGATCCATCTACCTTACCTACTGGCCCTGGCTATGGTGTATCCTTCAGCCCTGATGGTTCAGCTATAGCTGTAGCTCATTACACAAGCCCTTCCGTTACCGCCTACCCTTGGTCAGGGTCTGGCTTTGGTACTAAGTTTTCTGATCCATCTACCTTACCTACTGGCAATGGCCGTAGTGTATCCTTCAGCCCTGACGGTTCAGCTATAGCTGTAGCTCATCTTAGTAGCCCTTACGTTACAGCTTATCCTTGGTCAGGTTCAGGCTTTGGTACTAAGTACGCTGATCCATCTACCTTACCTACTGGCAATGGCCTTGGCGTAGCCTTCAGTCCTGATAGCTCAGCTATAGCTGTAGCTCATAGCACTACCCCTTACGTCTCCGCCTACCCTTGGTCTGGCTCAGGTTTTGGTACTAAGTTTTCAAACCCATCTACCTTACCTACTGGTACTGGCTGGGGTGTAGCCTTCTCAACCGTTGGTGATCCGCAGACAGCGTACAATGAATATGTGGCTGTAGCTCATAACAGTAGCCCTTACGTCTCAGCCTATCCTTGGTCAGGATCAGGCTTTGGTACTAAGTTTACTAATCCAGCCACTTCACCTACTGGCACTGGCTATGGCGTAGCCTTTAGCCCTGATGGTTCAGCTATAGCTGTAGCTCATAGCACTAGCCCTTACGTTACAGCCTACCCTTGGTCAGGTAGTGGCTTTGGTACTAAGTTTTCTGATCCAGCTACCTTATTTACTGGCAATGGCTATGGTGTATCCTTTAGTCCTGATGGCTCAGCTATAGCCGTAGCTCATGGTAACACCCCTTACGTTACAGCTTATCCTTGGTCAGGGTCTGGTTTTGGTACTAAGTTTGCTAACCCGACTACCTTACCTCCTGGTTACTTGACCTATGGTGTATCCTTCAGCCCTGATGGTTCAGCTATAGCTGTAGCTGATGTTAACAGCCCTTACGTCTTAGCTTATCCTTGGTCTGGTAGTGGCTTTGGTACTAAGTTTGCTAACCCAACTACCTTACCTACTGGCTATGGCACTGGTGTATCCTTCAGCCCTGATGGTTCAGCCATAGCTGTAGCTCATAGCACTAGCCCTTACGTTACAGCTTATCCTTGGTCAGGTAGTGGTTTTGGTACTAAGTATGCTAACCCAGCTACCTTACCTACGTTCAATGGCGGTGATGTAGCCTTTAGTCCAGATGGATCAGCCATAGCTGTAGCTCATACCAGTAGCCCTAACGTCTCAGCCTATCCTTGGTCAGGTTCTGGCTTCGGCACTAAGTATGCTAACCCATCTACCTTACCTACTGGCTTTGGCCGTGGTGTATCTTTCAGCCTTGATGGCTCAGCCATAGCTGTAGCTCATAGCAGTAGCCCTTACGT